CGAAGGATCGAAACCATTCGAGATGTATTTGTTTCAGGGCCTTGGGATCGATCTCGCCGTTACGTCCAGCGATAAAGTACAAAATTATTTCTCGCACACGTTCACTCCGACGACGGTCAATCGCGCGGAAGTGGATGTGTCGGCGGAAGTCACGAGCGGGCAGATCAAGGTTTATTTGCCCAAGCAGCATCCGATCGCGCAACTCTTCGTGGCCTATCTTCCAACGTCGGAAGTCGCGTTGACGATCTTCGGCGGGCACGATGGGGATTCGGAAGTCGGCGTTATTTTTTCCGGATACGTCGCATCGGCCAGATTCACGGATCAAGCGGAGTTGATTTGCAATTCGGATCAATACAAATTGCAAACACGAATCCCGCGAATCCTCTATCAATCGGTGTGTCCGCATATTTTCGGTGATCCTGGTTGCGGCGTCCCACTGGCCGATCACACGTACCTTGGTACGATCGCGGCGATCTCCACGGACGGGAAAAGTATTACGGTGACGGGATTCACGGGACTCCCTGATCCGCTACAGGCTGGGTATTTCAAGCGTGCGAACGATCTCCGGATGATTATTTCGCAGGCGGGAAATGTGGTGACGCTGATCTCGCCGATCGCGGGATTGACTGTTGGCGATTTCGTTGCAGGAATAGCGGGATGCCAGGGCACCTACGATGCCTGTAATCACTATTTGAACGTCGCGAATTTTCTGGGCTTCGACCTGATCCCGATCTTGAATCCGTTCGATGGAGCGATCGCTTAAATGCCATTTTGGCTGATCCTTCTGCTTTTTATCGCGACGACGGTTATCGGCGAATTGTTGAAGCCGAAAACGAAGTCGCATCCCGGAGCCCTGGGTGATTTTCAATTTCCAACGGCTCAAGAGGGACGCGCGATTCCTGTCGTCGGCGGGACGGTGAAGATCACCGGGGGAAATACGACCTGGTGGGGCGATCTCAAAATTAAGCCGATTAAAAAGCGCGCTTCGTTCCTTTCGTTCACTTCGCAGCTGGTCGGATATTTCTACTACATCGGCGTGCAGTACGTGCTTTGTTGGGGCCCGGTCGATGAATTGATCCAGATCAACGCAGACAAAAAAAGAATTCCGTACAGCGTGACGCCGATCCTCAACGGGAACGGAACGGAAAATTATCTACAGTTGAATTGCACGGGCCAGAATATGTTCGGCGGGACGGCTGTCGGCGGGCAAGGGGGATTTTCTGGGATCATCGATTTCTATCGCGGGCTGCAAACTCAGCAACCTAACGATTATTTGACGGTCAAGCAGGGGCGCATCGCGTACACGCCGGGAACGGTTGCGTATACCTATTCGGGAGCTGGTGACGGGACGTTGGCGTTTCTTTCCGGAGGATCGAGCGCGCTTGTCGAGACGATCACGATCACAGCGAACGCCTTCATCACCGATGTGACTTCGCCTTTTTTCCATAAAGAAAGATTCACCGTGGATGGCACGGTGTCCGGACATATCGGAACGGCGTATGCGGACAACGCGTTTTCTTCGTCGCGGATTAACTTCACGGTCGATACGGGATCGATCGCGTTTTCGAACGGCGATCGATTCACGGTCAAAACGTTGCACGCGACGCTCTCTCCGGCCTACAAAGGCATTTCGCAGATGGTTCTCGAACAGTGTTATGTCGGGACTTCGAATTATCCGAAACAGATGGAAGTCATTATCCGGAGCTGTCCTGATCCGTTCGCGCAGGGGCCTTCGATCGCGAATATCAATGGGGATTGCAACCCGGCATTGATCATTTACCTCCTGATGACGAATGCGGACTTCGGATTGGGAATCGTTCCGGCGAAGTTCGATGCGGCTAATTTTCAAGCGGTAGCGGTGACACTCGCGGGCGAAGCCCTCGGAGTATCCGTGCTCTTCGATTCTCCGGACACGGCGGACGCGTTGATCGGCGAAATTCTTCACCACATTGACGGCGTGATCTATACCGATCCTGCAACGGGATTGTGGACGTTGAAACTCGCGAGGTTCGATTACGATGCAGCGACGCTCGACACGCTCGATCCGAGTTCGGTTGTCGAGACGCCGGATTATGCGCGAGGATCATGGGGCGAAACTTCGAACCATATAATTCTGAATTACCTCGATCGGTCTGCGAATTTCAATTTGCGATCCGTCCAGGCATACGATGCGGCGAATATCGCGGTTACGCGGACGGTTCGATCGCAGACGTTGGATTTCAAGTTGTTCTCCAATCGGGCGACGGCGCAACTGGCCTGCACGCGCGTGCTCCGGACGTTTACGCTCCCTCTGGGTAAATTGAAAGTTCGGTGCAACCGCAAGATGTGGAATAAGCGGATCGGTGACGTGTTCAAATTTACGTGGCCGTCGCTTGGAATCGTTCACATGATCTTCCGGATCACGCATATCGCGTATGGGGAAGTGAGCGACGGAAAAATCACGATCGACGCGGTAGAGGATATTTTTGGAATTGCGGGAACTGCATTCGTGATCCCCGCGGCTTCGGGATGGGTGAACCCGGTCGGCCCGGCGACGCCGTGCACGTCGCAGCGGATGATCGAGCTTCCGTATTTGATGGAACAGAGCGAGGGACTCGCAGCGGGGATTTATGCGCTGGCGATGGCCTCGCACGACCCGGCTCTTCCTGAAAAATCTTTCGAGATTTGGACGAACAACGGAACGGGATTTTTCGATGCCGGAGTCGAGGCGGGTTTTTGTCCCGTTGGTTCGCTGAATGCCATCTATCCGGGCGGGACGGCGGCGTTCGATTCCGTTGGATTCGTTCTAGGGGTTTCGGGCGGCGTCGATCTTGATTCGCTGGTTCCGGCGACGGGAAGCGATTTCGCGAACGGGATAAACCTCTGCTTGATCGATAACGAAATCATGGCGTTCACGACGCCGACACTCATGGGCGATGGCACCTATGCGATCGCGGGTGTCGCGCGCGGATTGTTGGATACGGTTCCAGCGGATCATGCGATGGGATCGAGAGTTTATTTCTTTTCCTATGGCGCGGCGGTCATACAGCAGACGCCGTATCCGGCTGATCTCACGGTGACGGCTCGATTCACGCCGAATTCTTCCATCGATCAATTGCCCGTGACGTCGGCGACGGATGTCACGTTGACGACGCGATCGCGGAGCGCGCGGCCTTATCCACCGGGGAATATTTCCGTCAATGGTCGGGCGTATGGAGTTCGTCCGGCGACGACGGCGGGCGATCTCACGGTTTCGTGGAGTTCCCGGAATCGGCTCACCGAGGGCATCACGGTCCAGCAGGACGCTGGCGATGTCGCGGGAGAGACGGGGCAATTCTTCACGGTCCAGAAAAAAATCGCTGGAATCGCGGTAGGTTTGCCGATATACGTCGGCGCGGCGGAGTCGTTCACGTATACGGCGGCGGATCGCGGCGCGGATGATCCGGATTTTACGAAGCTAACGACGCTGGAGATTTATTCGAACGTCGGAACGTTGGCGAGCTATTTTCCGCAGGTTGTCTCGACGCTGATGTTTGGAACGGCGACGACGCTACCCTCGCCGGGTCGATATGAATTCAGCGCGGCGGGAATCGGAGGGCTGTTCCTGTGATCTCTCTTGTTCAACGGAAGAGCAATCACTCGCTTTCCGGGAGTTCCGTATCCGCGACGTTCACGTCGAGTGTCGCGGCGGGAAATGGATTATTGGCGGCGGTGACGTGGATCGATCCGAATAACAACGTTTCGCCGTACCCGACGATCAGCGTTCATGATTCCGTCGCAACGTGGGGATTGGTGCGAGACGAACATGTCTCCCTGGGCGGAGACCTTTACTGCGCAATTTATTTTTTGCCTTATTGCCAAGCGGGGCCGAATGGCGCGGTCATCGCGACGGCGAGCTCTCCCGGTTTGATGTTCATCTCGATCCATGAAATCCAGCCGAACGCCGGAGAAATCTTCAAATTCGACACGAGCGGCGCAGATTTTGGGCTCGGGTGGGATACGGTGTTTTCCGATTCCACGAATGTCTTAATCACGAACTCTGGTCCCAGTCTGAACGTGACGGAATATGAGTTCGCGGTTTTTGCAACCAACACGGGGAACATTTCGCCCACTGGTGGAGGTGGAACTCCGCCGACGCTGCGGGAGTATGAAACGAATGCGACGGCGGTCGGGCGGATGGGCGTGCTCGGATCGCAGGCGACGTTAGACCGGATCGCGAATGATTTTGGCCATCAGGTGGCTTTCACGCTGAGTTGGAGTTATCCGTCTTCGATAGTTTGCGCGGTGCTCGTGTCGATCGCGTCGATCACGCCCGTCGCTAATCCACCGCAGTTTGCCCCGCCCGGGGGAGAATACCCGGCGCATCAGACGGTGACGCTTTCCCAGAATCAGGGCCTCGCGGTTCATTACACCTTGGATGGATCGACGCCAACCTCGGCTTCGACGTTGTACACCGCGCCGTTAACGATCAATTCGACGACGACGATCAAGGCGATTGCAACGCAGCCGGCGAGCGGATGG